ATAGCGGGACCAACAACAACAACTGGACAACTTACGTTGCTTCTAACTCTGGTGGAACAATTATTTCTGACGGTTATAACGTGCGTGCAAATGCAACGGTATCTAACCAGTCATTAACTTTGTATACCGTCAATGGTGGACAAGCCGTAAATCAAACCTTTGTAAGCTAAGGAATAGATCATGGCAAATTATGATTCGCTTGCTCAATTTTACCAAGATGCTTTTAGCAACTGTTGTATTGCTAAAATCAAAGCAACGCCATTAAACACAGGGGGCAATGCCGTTATTGCCCTTCCTTTATTAAGTGGTGGTTTAACCAATGGTGGCGCAGTAGCAAACTCTGGTGGGGTGATTATTCGTAGAGTTACGATTCAAAACCCAAGTGGAAACGTGGCTGCTGCAAATATTTCTATTTCTGCAACCAATGATAATGCCAACGTCATTGTATCAAATGTGGTTTTATCAACTTTATCGACCACGGGTAAGTATCAAGATTTAACACCCGCAGCTCCTTACACAAACACCGCAGTATCGGGTGTGGTAACACAAGCATTGTATGTCAACATTAACACTCCATCTGGCAATGCGAATACCGTTGATATTTGTGTGTATGGTGACGTAGTAAGTTTCTAATATTTGTTTGGGGATTCAATGACGACTGTATTTATAACGAATAACACGGATCACGAAGTCTGTGATGGCTATGATGGCAAATTTTACGATTTCCCAAAAGGAGAGTGCGTGGAAGTGCCAATTGAAATTGCAGTCCATGTTTTTGGTTATGAACAGGAAGACAAAAAACCATATTTGACTCGTTTAGGATGGGTAAAGAGTGGAGTAGATTATAAAGAAGGATACAAACTTCTTACTCTAGTTGATATTCAAATTGAACGACCAAGAAAGAACCAATCGTTATCCCCGTTGGTGGAGAGAGTACCCTTGCCTGACTCACATCAAGCGAGGGGAAAAATCCTTAAAGCAGTTTAAACGATGAATACAACATGGCAACCTTACAGAGCTATCTCACCGATGTTCAACGATTGTTGCACGATGCCAACCTTAATTTTTATACTCAACAACAATTAACTGACTATATCAATTCGGCACGGGAGCGTGTAGTTCGTGACACAGGGTGTTTACGACAAATCGCAGTAACCCAAGTGCCGTTTATTCAAGGAGGCACCCCTACGGCTTGGGTTGCCAACACCACAGTGACCGCTGGACAATATGTCTTCAGCAACATTTTCATTTATCAATACCAAACGAGTGGCACAAGTGGTTCTAGTGCGCCTCCGTACCCAGCTTCGAACAACAACAATTATAGTAACTACCCACCTTCTACTGCGTTTGCAGACGGTAGTGCTACTTTATTGTATGTTGGTAATTGCGAGATTATTACTTACGAAAACCTATCTTCAATTTTAGCGACCATGCCGTTGCCGATTTCGTCTGGCAATACGGTGCTTGATGTTTTAAATATCAATTTATATTGGGGTAACTCACGGGTGCCTTTAAATTATGCGCAGTGGTCAGAATTTAATGCAAAATTGCGTTTTTGGCAAAATTACATTGGCAGACCTTTAGCTTTTAGTATTTACAGTCAAGACCGCATTTATTTAGGACCAGTACCCGATCAAACTTACCAAATTGAAGTGGATTGTGTAGTGTTGCCTAATGCTTTGAGTATTACAACACCAACTGCCACGGATTCAATTAATGATCCGTACAGTTCAACAGTCAAGTTTTACGCAGCCTATTTAGCAAAATATTATGAGCAGTCATTTGGTGAAGCTGAAATTTACAAACAAGAATACACAACTCAAATTCGTTCTGTACTCAATTCTGTGTTTACTAGACGGATACCTTCTATGTATGGCGGCATGTAAATGGCAAGCGCAGAACAAAAGAAATCTTACAAGGTTGTTAAGTCATTTAAAAGCCTTAACACCAAAGCCAACCGTACATCTATTGAAGATAGTGAATTTAGTTGGCTCGAGAATGTACAACCCATTGGTTATGGCAATTTAAAAATTATCCCAACAGTGTCCAATGCGCTCAATGCAACGGGCAACATTGTCACATTTAGCAGTACAGTCACTACTTTTGCCTCCATCAATTTAGGACAATACGATTACATTGTTGGTTTTGAAAACAATGGTGGCGCACAATTTTACAATGTTCAAACTTTGGCAACAGGCAATGTAGCGGTTGCGGGTACATTTTCCAATTCTGAGATAAATTACTCACAATACAACAATGATCGGATGTTGATTCTTGACCCGAGCAAAGGTTTATTTAGTTGGGATGGGAATAATACTGTTTCGATTGGTTCTATTGGCACAATTGCTTTAACCAGTGCGGGTAATGCTTATACTTCGGCACCCACAGTAGTGATTTCTGCTCCAGACCAAGTGGGCGGAACACAAGCCAATGCCGTAGCAACCATTTTAAATGGCAATGTCAGCACCATCAATTTATTAACAGGTGGCACAGGCTATACCAATGGCTCAAACGTAACAATTACCTTTTCGGGTGGTGGTGGCTCTGGTGCGTCAGCGATTGCGGGGATTACTACATTTGCCACAGGTACATTGTCTTTTGCCGTAGTGAGTGGTGGTTCGGGTTATATCAATACGGCAAATACGACTATTTCGTTTACGGGAGGTGGTGGCACGGGTGCAGTAGCTAAAGCAATTGTTCAAGGCAATGCCATTACTCAAGTCATCATGACCAACAACGGTACAGGCTATACCAATGCAGCCAACATTGCAGTCACGATTACGGGTGCGGGTGGCAATACGGCAGTTTTACAACCAATTGTTTCAAACAATCAAAACGTGGGTGTGGCGACATTTAGTGGTCGAGTGTGGGTAGCACAAGGCAGAACTGTTTATTACTCGGCAGCGGGCTTTTATAGCGATTTTACAAGCGTTTCTGCGGGGTCATTGACTTTAACCGACTCTACGTTGCATGGAAACTTAATACAAATATTAGCAGCCAATAACTTTTTGTATGTTTTTGGTGATGACAGCATTAACGTATTTTCAGATTTACGTGTTTCTAGCACGGGTGCAACCCTGTTTACCAACACCAATGTTTCCGCTTCTGTAGGTACTAAAAGGATTTACGCCATTTTTCCTTACTTCAGAAGTCTTTTATTCATGAACGACTACGGCATTTATGCTTTGGTGGGTTCTACAACATCCAAGTTATCTGACCCACTAGACGGTATTTTCCCGTTTATAGACTTCACCAAGCCTGTGACAGGTGGTCAAGTTCTTATCAATAACATCTTGTGCGCTGCTTTTAATTTCTATATCAACAGTTTAATTACTTATGGACCTGGACCTTCTAGGTATATCCAAGCGGTGTTTTTTGAAAAGAAATGGTTTATTACCTCCCAGGGTGATGCTCTAAACTATGTATCTTCTGTTCCTGTTGGTGGCGTAATTAGCTTGTATGGGGTAACTAGCAAGCAATTGTTTAGGTTGTACGGGAATACTACGGCTAATATAGCCAGTTATATTCAGACTGCTTTAGACCCAATGGGGGATAGCATTAGAACCAAACAAGCATTAAAATTTGGTATTGAAGCAACTGTTACCAATTCAGCCACTTTTACGGTCACAGTAGATTCTGAAACTGGGTCTAGTCCACCTTACACCTTGTCAAATAGTGTAATTTGGACTAACAATGTAAGTAGCACAATTAGTTGGACAAACAACAGCTCTGTAGTTATAGCGTGGTCTTCTCAAAACGGATATTATCTCTATAAGACAGATGCTCAACAGTACGGTAAATATTTAGGGTTGACGCAAACAAGCAATAGTGCAGGTTTTGTTGTCAATACATTTGAGTTTGAACATGAATTAAGAGTGAGGTTCTAACATGGCAGTTCCATATACATTTGCAACCGCAACAAGTGCAATTCCGTTATCTAATTTAGATAGCAATTTTGCCACGGCAATTACGCTTGGTTCTACGGCTACATATCTGGGTAATACCACAACAACTATAGCAGGGTTAACCCTCACCTCACCTACATTAACTACCCCTGCGTTAGGAACACCTTCTAGTGGCGTGTTGACCAATTGCACAGGTTAACCTAGTAGTGCAATATCAGGAACAATAAATTTAGC